AAAGGCTTCCCAGTTATTTAGTTTTTGTGGTCTTGAAAGTACAGCGGTCATTTAAGTAATAGTTCATGGTTGGGTAAGTAAGATTAAGTAAGACCAGTTTTAAGCCTTGGCTGGCTAGAGCTATGGGAGGAATTGCACCTCCCTTATTCTATTTAGCTATTAAAAATTATACTTGAGACCAGCCTTTGTTCCGTAGCTAGTTGTATCACCAGTCAGGAAAGACACCTCTCCATAGATAGACAGTGCATCACTAATTCCATATGAACCACCGGCCTTACCGGAGAGTTCTACATCTCCATCACCATTATCAGGAGCAATTAGGCTAGGCCCTCCTTGAAGATACCAGTTGGCACCTTCAAACCCTACGTGTACATCTGTCGCAGAACCTGTGTAGTCCGATCCAGAGAATCCTGAATTGAGTTCCACGTTGGCGTAGGGTCCAGCTTGAGCTGCACCAGCAGCAGAGATCAAGAGGCCAGCAATAATAATAGATTTCATGTGTGTAATTGTTAGTTGGGTGTTACTTTTTCTTTGCAGTTTTTGCGGAGCGTTTAAAGTTCTTAGCCGTAGGTGCTCCAGCAGCCCCAGGCTTTCTCATTTTCTCGCCACTACCAGCAGCGATTCTTTTTCGTTTGGCATGAATGTTGGCGTACAAGCCACGTTTGGCAGGCATAATTAACACTTCCATTTACGAAGGGCTAGTGCTTTACGAGTGGGACGACCTTTGTCATCTTTCATAGGTCCCTTGACTCCACTCATGCGTGCACAAAAAGAACGCTTACGTGAACCACCACCAGGCTGAGGTGCCTTGAGGTTAGATCCAGTTTCTCTGTTGTATTTGTCACGACCGGCTTTAGTCAATCCACCAGATCGTGATTTGTGTTTGCCAATTTTTAGGCTAACGTTTTTTCTTTTTGCCACCTTTACCTCCTTTGCAGCCGCAAGATCCTTTGCCTTTATGTGGCATCAGTATTTCTTACCGGCAGGTTTCTTAGTGGTTTTCTTTTTCTTGGCAGTAGAAGCAGCCTTCATACCAGCTTTGGTATAAGGAAACTTCTTACCGTTGACCATGGGCATTACCAGACTCCGGGAATAATTTGACCAGTGATTGCATAAGCACCAAGAGCCGCCATGACGCCAAGCATTGCAAGACGACCATTAAGCTTCTCAGCATTTTCGTTGTGTAAATTGTTCACGTCAATAAGTGTGATAGGTGGTTCTTTTGCGTAGATATTTGTACGACCGCCGTCTTCAATAACAGTAGTCATCAAAAATTAACGTCAGAATTTTCAAGCTGTTCCATCAATTCCTGTCGGTAAGCTGGATCAGTGTCGTAGCGTGGATCACTCATAGCAGATACAAGTTCAGCCTGACTCTTGAAACCTTTAGACTTAGATGAAGATGCCTTACCAGTCAGCATCTTGCCATCAAATCCAATGGTATCTTGGTAACGTTGAGCTAACGAACTAATAGCAAAGTAAGCAGCATTAGGATTACCTGCTTCCATTACTTGATCAAACATCGAGACCTCTTGCTCGCTCAAATTAGAGCCAGCCCACTCAATCATATTGGAATAGTTTTCAGCACCGCCGACAACACCTTGTAGCTTGTCGATAGTGTCTTGTGTGAACTCTCTAGGTTCAGAGCTGTTCTTACTGCGATACTCCAAATGCATCTGAGCCAAGTCACGGGGACTTAGTTTCTCTAGTTGCTTAAGAGTATCTTGTGTGTATTCAGACTGAGCTTCTTTCCAAAGGGTATCTAGGAAGTTACCTTCAGGTTGCGCTTCTTCTTCAGAAGCTGCCTGTTGTTCAGGTTCAGACTTTTGAGAGTCACCCAGTTTCTTTTGAAGTTCGATGTAAGCAGATTCCAAATCCTCAGTGGACTTGTACTTACCTGCCAAGAGCGTATCTTGCTCTTGTTGCATCTCTTCTCCAATAGCTAACGACTCTTGTTCGTCAGCATTTAATTCGACGGGACTATCAGCACCGTCTACAGTAAGTGTTGTCATAGGTGGGGTTTATTGTTCGGGAGGTGTTAACTGTGCAGCTAGTTCAGGATTCTTTGTTGGATCCATCATCGGCGTTTTCATCATTGCCGTCTGCTGTTCAGCTTGCATCTGTTGCTGCTGCATCTGTTGTGCAGCCTGCTGCTCTTGTTGCAGCTCTTGTACAGACTTGACAAGGTTGAGTACATCAATACCTTGTGCAGCTGCAAGACGTTTTACAACTTCAGTTGGGTTGATGTATTGAGCGATAGCTTCTGGACCCATTGTTTGAGCAATGGTCTGCAGGAACTGTGCAAGGCTCATGGCATCTTGTCCACGACCTAAGCTGTTGATACCAGCAACAATGGTTGGCTTGACAATACCCTTAGGAATACGTGGTACTTCGCCTTTCTTTTGTGCAACCGAAAGTTTACGGTTTAGATAAGGAACAAGGAACTCCACAGTAAGCAGACTAAACAGTCCACCAAGTTGTTGTTCAAGTTCCAGTTGTGTCATCCGAACCTCTTCAGCTGTAACACGTTCAGCATTACGTGGGTTCATGATGAGGAATGCCTCAGATAAACGCCGTTCGTAAACTTGCGTCATCTGAAATGCAGTACCAAAGTCAGCAGTTTTACCAACTTGGATTACACCGATGTCATCAGGACGTCCGGCAACAATCGCTCCGTTTCCTGCAGCGGCCAGTGTGGCCGGCTTAGTTGTACTTGAAGGTGATACTACAAATACAACTTTTGCAGCTGCTGCAGAACCTTCTACGAGTGCCTGGGAGAGTGCTTCAAGGGACTTCAAGTCACCAATAAATTGACCAACTCTGCCTCGTCCATATGCCTCACCATCAACGGTATTAAACCGAAGAGGGAGCCAAGGGTTAGCTTCGATGGGTGCCTTACTGATTGACTTAGGTAGGACCTTTCCGTGCACTTCCTGATGCCACACAACACGGTTATTTTCCCGCTTTACATGTGTGTATACATCAACATCATTGGGGTTGTAGTTGGAGTCTTCGTTCAAAGGCTCCTCATATTCAGGCAGTTCATCTGCCAATAGTTTTTTGGAGATACGTTCTTTGGTTACGATCTCTAAGATGTTGCCGTTACCATCTCGTTCTACGACGTAGCGATTAAGAGGAAATACCTTTAGACCATCTTTAGCCATGAATAGCAAAGCGTTGCCTGCTACGACAAGGTGTTGCAGTGCTTGGTGCACAGCGACCCTATCGTCTGAGGCTGCAATGGATTCAAGGATAGTTCGTTCAACCTTGGCAAAAGACAGGTCAAGTTCAGACCTAATTTCTGGTCCAAATTCTTCACCAATCTGGCTTTCATCAAGCTGTAACTTAAAGAAAGAAGTTTGAGGAGGAAGCAATGCAAGCATCAATTTTGATGCAAGCGTCACTACTCCTTTAGCTCCGACTGATTGCCAAGGGGTCTTCAGTTGTTTCATCCCCATGTAGCTTTCTTCGTGACCCCTGATTAAATATGGAAGGGTCAACTCAGAAGCCTGACGTGCTTCGTCTAGAAACTGGGTACGTTCTGAACTTAGTTCGTCATACCTAGATTTAGCTGTCATTAGACGTTAAGGTTTGATATACGTAGTGAGGGACTTGTGCTGCGATTAAAGAATCCAGTGCCGAGGGTATTTGAAAGACGACGCCGTGCTTCAGAACGACGAATCTTGACACCAGGGACTGAACTACCCCGTGCACCAAACATCTGATAGCTAGGACCAGCGGCAGGATCAGGAACATTGAAGGTGTAGTTAGGTGCCTGATATATGGGAGCTTGGGGAGCAACGTAAGGAGGAAGATCAGCAAAAGGATCAGCATTGTTGCCCTCACCAGTTGCAGAACCAGAATCAACAGGACCGGAAGTACCAGGACCGGAAGTACCAGAGCCGGGATTAACAGGTGTGATTGGTGTAGACGTAGTTTCACCAAACGGGTTGTTACCAATTTGGTTGATCGGTCCACCAGGACCTTGTCCTGTTTGTGGGTTAGATGGGCCGTAAATATTGACCGTGCCATCAGTGTTGCCGTCTTCGCCGCCACCTGTGTAACTACCAGAGGCAACTAAAACAAGACCTTCACGAGGCTCAAAGCTGTACCCATGCTTCAGCATTTTATTATCTTCGAAAAGAAAAGGTGCAGCGTCAATAGCAGTATTCAACTCGTCTTGGCTAAGGCGATAGGCTTTGCCACCGGTTCTCAATCCTGGTTGGAGGAGAGGATTGACAGGAGCACGTTCAAACTCACGCTGAGCCAGAATACCCATAGGGTTCTTGTCAAAGTAATTGCCAAGGTTGCTGCCTACATCAATACCAGCATCTCGAATAGACATCCGAAGAAGTGTTTCGGGATGACCGTGTTCGACAAGTTGGTTGTATCCAGCCTGAGTGAGCGTCCCTTGCTGTCGAAGAACGTCAGGGATATTGCCGTGATCCATTGTCCGAAGATCGAACGGACCTTTGGTGTTCAAGATACCCAAAGCATTGTCACGCATGTATGCGTTCAGCTCAGGTGTACGTGCGACATCTGGCAAACCTTGGAAGACCTTACGAAGGTTCTCTTCGGTATGTCCGAAGTCAACAAGCTGTTGGTAACCCGGCAGACCAAGCTGTCCACGTTCCTGCAATACACCAGGGATATTTGCATGGTCAATTGTGTTGTAATCAAACGGACCGCTAGCTTGTCCACCTCCAGCACCAGCACCAGCTGCAGGTTGAGTTGGATATGGGTTGTAGGTTGGTAGCTCAGTTAAAGGAGCGTAGGGATCCTGTCCGTAGTTAGGTTGCTGACCAGGGAATCCTTCACCACCTAAAAGATCGGGACGATTATCATTGTGAACGTTGTTAGGAATCAGTATTTGAGATTGTTGTGGAGCAGGAAATCCTTTATGACCTGGAGGAACGGGACGATCATTACCGTATTTTTGGTTAACGTAATAGTTAGGATCACCCATCATTCCACCGCCTAGTAGAATTCGATTCGGATCCACTTGTGTCTGGGAATTAGGTGAAATCGTCAGACTCGGCAGACCTGTTGGATTAGGAATTCCTGCTTGCTGAGAGTATGAATTTAGGTTGGTTAGATACTGTGTATTAAGATCACGAAGAGCAGTCTGATTAGCTGTTCTAGCCTGACTAACAGCTCTTGAATTGTTGACAGGAGCAGGTAATCTTGGTAGTCCTCGTTGCGCCATTGCTCCTATTAGCATAGAATTAATCACAGCTCTTCCTCCATATATTTAATTACCCACTCAACAACACTACGTTGCCCTGAGCGGTACATGATTTTTTCCATTGAGTCATCAGGGTTAGGATTGGTGGGTGGAAAAGTTTCTTCTAGCTGTGCTACAAGACCACGAGATTGAATCCCAAAGGTCTCAAGCGTATTGAGGGAGATTGACATTACTATGCTCGAAGAAGGCTGGCATACGTGCTGACTTGGTAAAGGAAAGCTCAGGAGCCTTGCCTTGATACATCAAGTTGTCACTGGAATCCAACCAGAATTTTTTATCTAAATATTTATCGGTGTTACTACCAAGTGGTTGCATCACCCAATTGATAGTTGCCTTACGTAGTTTGTCTAGGCTTGGAGAGATCTCCAGACCAAGTTCTCTACATACAATAGAGTTAGTAGCCACATGGATCTGTTCATCCCTAGAGATATCAGCACTTACGGTACGCATTCCACTGTCACCATTAGCGCGAAGCAATGGTAAAAGAACGAAGAAAATTGCACGCTCGGCAACCATCGCTTTGAGGATCGTGTGATCCGGATGCGCTGTCCAAGCATCACGTAGCCGTAACGCTTCAGCTTCAGCCTTTTGATCAACCCCGTAAGCATTGGCAATGTAACCAAGTGCCAGGTCGTGGTTCTCTTCGTCTTTGATGTTTGACTCAAGAATTTGTCGCGATGACTCCGGTACGTCGGTAACCAATGCATCACGGATAAAAGCTCCCACAGGTAGTTCCATATGTCTCAAAGCAAGTGCACGGAGTAACGTCTCGTGTGCTCCTTCCTTGCATGTACCAGCAGTTGTTTGAACTGGTGTCCATTTCCGTTTCCGGCTTAGTAGTTTTTGATAAGGATTCATTCTTGACAATCACATTGAAGTTCTTCATTTAAAATGTCCTCTAAATAGCTGTC